TCGCGCCCTATCAACTTCTCGCTCACCGACGGCGCAACCGAGGCGCAGCGACTGCTGGCAGCCAATATCGGCGTGCTCCTGCGGGGCGAGCTGGGCGTCGAGAGTGCGATCGGTCAGGGCGGGTTCATCTTCGTCGGCACCGATAACGCGGGCGAGGACGACCTGTGGCGCTTCTATAACGTGACCCGGGGCCGCGACTTCATCCACCTGATGCTGCTGCGGACACTGCGGTTTTATCTGGGCCGCTTCAACATCACCGGCCAGACCATTCAGGGCATCCTGAACACGATGGAAACCGGGATGCGCAACCTCAAGGCCGATGGCGACATTCTCGGTTTCGAGATCAAGTTCACCCGGGACCAAAACACCCCAGAGGAATTGCGTCAGGGCCGGTTCACCGTCAGCTTCGCGGCCGAGGAAGCCCCGGTGCTGCGGTATCTGGGCATCCAGTCCGCGCGCTATCGCCCGGCGCTCGATGCGCTGCTCGATGACCTGCTGGCGCAGGTCGGCACCATCAACGGCTGACCGGCCAGACACAAGGAGACGCTCCGATGAGCAACATCTACATCATGGAGGCCGCAAACCTCTTTTGCGGCGACGACGACCCGACGGCGTCCAAGCACCTCACGCTGACCGAGCTGCAACTCCCGAACCTTCAGGAGATGTATCAGGACCACCACGCTGGTGGTTCGCGCGTGCAGATCGAGGTCGCGGTTGGCATCCAGAAGCTTGAGGCCAGCTTCAAGCTCGCTGGCTGGGACCCGGACCTGCTGACGCAGTTCGGCCTCGGCGCCACGGCGCGCAAGAAGTTCACCGCCTACGGCTCGATCCGGGACAAGCGCAACGGGACCACCATTGAGGCCAAAGCGGTCCTTGAGGGTCGTCTTGGTGCCGCCAGCCCGGAGGCGTTCCAGCGCGGGGAGATGCAGGGCTTCGATTACTCGATCTCTGAAATCCTGCACTACGAGCTGCATTTCGCGGGGTCCGAGAAGTATTACTGGGACTTCTTCACGACAGACTGGCGTGTGAACGGCACGTCTCAGAACGCAGATGAGCGGTCTATTCTGCGCATCCCCGGCGGATTTTGAGGTAAAACATGACTGCCCCCACAAAAACCAAGACTTTCCGCCTTAGCGACCCGATCGAATGGGACGGTCGCCAAATCACCGAAGTGACAATCACCAAGCCGCGCGTCAAAGACCTCAAGCGGATGCAGGCCGGTCTTGTCGGCATCGACGACAAGCTCGAACAAGGCATCGTGATGGCCGCCATCCTGACCGGGCTGCCGGTCGAGGCGATCGAGGAAATGAACACGGACGACTTCACCCAGATTTCGGAGATGATCGCCGATTTTTTCCCAAAGGGCACGGCGTCGCCCAATGGCGATCCGTCGTTGCCGAAACCGCCCACTGGCTGAACACGCCCCTGACCGCCTTTGACGAGATGGAATGGTCAGAGGTGGTGCTTTGGCACATCGAGGCCCGGCGACTGGCCCGACCCGCCAAAATGAGGTGATCCGATGGCAACGCTTACTTCCCAACTGGTCATCGAGCTGTTGGATCGAGTGACCGGGCCTGCCCGCCGCGCGGCCAATGCGCTGGCGGGCATTTCGAACACGATCCGGGAGCAGAACGGCCAGCCGATTACCTTCGGGGACAGGCTGAACGCCGCGATCACCCGGAACGACCGTGCGCTGGCCGACGCCCGCGGCGGGATCGTCGATGCCGTCGCCAGCTTCTATGCGCTGCGCCAAGCGATCGGCGCCCCGATCCAAGCCGCCGCCGCTTTTGAGAGCGCCATGGCCGACGTGGCCAAGGTGGTCGACTTCCCGACGCCAGAAGCCTTCACGCAGTTCCAGCAGGATCTGTTTGCGCTCTCGCGTGACATCCCCATCGCAGTGAACGGCCTCGCCGAGATTGCCGCCGCCGCTGGTCAGGCAGGCATCGCCGGTGAGGACCTGATCCGGTTCACTGACGCCGCCGCCCGCATTGGGGTCGCCTTCGACATCAGTGCCGATCAGGCTGGTGGCTCGATGGCAAACCTTATGACCGCGCTCGGGCTGACGATCGACGAGACCGTCCTGCTATCGGACGCGATGAACCACCTGTCGAACAGCCAAGCATCGAGCGCATCCGATATTTTGGACGTGGTCCAGCGGGTCGGCGCGCAGGCGACGATGTTCGGCTTTACGGCCGAGCAAACCTCAGCGTTCGCGTCGGCAATGCTGGCCGCGGGTTCGTCCAGCGAGGTTGCTGCGACTTCCTTCCGCAATATGGGTGCGGCACTCACGAAGGGCGAAGCCGCCACGGCAGGACAGCGCCGCGCTTTCGCAGCCCTTGGGATCGACGCAGAAGAAACCGCCCGATCCATGCAGGAGAACGCGGTCGAGACCACAATCGACGTGCTTCGGCGCATTGGCCAGCTTCCAGCGGAACAGCGCGCAGCGATCTCGTCGCAGCTCTTTGGAAACGAGGCCCGCGCGCTCGGCCCGCTGCTGACCAACCTTGGCCTTGTCGAGGAAACGCTCGGCATGGTGGGCGATCGCGCCAACTATGCCGGGTCGTCTTTCCGTGAGTTCGAGGCCCGGAACAACACGTTCCAAGCCAACATGCAGCGGTTCCAAAACGTCCTGACCGAGCTGCAGATCAGCATCGGCAACGCTCTGATGCCCGCGATCTCGCAGCTGGCAGAGGCGGTCGGCCCGCTGATCACGCGGCTGGCCGATCTTGCGAACGCCTACCCGGAGGTAACGCTGGCGATTGTCGGCGCGACCGCAGGCGTGATCGCGTTCAAGGGGGCTATTGCCGCGCTGCGCTTTGCCGGGCTTGTCGGCCGGGGCGGCGTCCTTTCGCTGATTGCCCTCGGCTACAACACCATCGGCAGGGCGGCCATTGGCGCGACTGCTGCGGCGCGAAGCATGATCGGCCTGCAAGCCGCCCTTGCGGCGATGTCGGGCCAGTCCCTCGGGACGCTGGGTCGCTTGCGTGCTGGGCTCACCGGCATCGCACTGGCAGTCCCGGGCGTGGGTGCATTGTCCTCCGGCATCGCAGCCATAGGCGCTGCGGTCGCCACGATCTCCGCACCTGTCTGGGGGACCTTTGCACTGATCGCTGCAGCTGTGGCTGCCGCCGGTTTGACAATCTACCGCTACTGGGATCGCATCACCGCGATCTTCACGGGCGTTGGTCAGGCAATCGGCACGGCGCTGCAGCCGGGCTTGGAGTGGGTCAGCGAGAAGCTTTCATTCCTGAACCCGGTCGTCACCGCCTTCGGCGACGCATGGCAGTGGGTGCTCGACAAGGTCTCCGGCCTTGGCGAGCTGCTCTCTGGCCTCTTTGGGCGCGAAACGCTGTCCGAGGAAGAAATGGCCAGCATCATGGCGCGCGCGCGCGAGGTGACTGAAAATATCATCGGCTTCTTCACGGGCATCCCGGCCCGGCTGGGCGAGGTGGCTGGTGATCTGGTCGAGGCTGGTCGCGCGATGATCCAGTCCATCTGGGACGGCGCTGTCGAGAAGTTTGACGAGTTCGTGGCTTGGCTCACCGGCATCCCCGGGCGGATCGTCGAGGCCATCGGCAACATCGACCTGTCGAGCATCATAAGGTGGCCTTCGCCACCGGCGTGGTTTACCCGGCTGACCGCTGGCAGCGACGAGGCGATGAACAACTTCTCCGAGGATTACGGCTTCGATGGCCAGCGCGCCAAGGGCGGCCCGATCTCCCGGGGCGGCAGCTATCTGGTCGGTGAGAACGGGCCGGAGCTGATCACCGCAAACCGCAACGGCTACGTCAACCCGACGGGCCAAGGCGCGATGGGCGGCAGCTTCGAGGTCTCGATCAATGCGCCGATTACGGTCACCGGAGGGACATCCGATCCGCAGCAGCTTGCGGCTGAAATCTCTCGGCAGATGCGCGACGAGGTCCGCGAGGCCTTCCGTGGCGTATTCGCCGACACAGGCATGAGGTTTGCGTAATGCTGATGATGCTGGGCCCCGTTCAGTTCGAGGTGCTCCCCTTCAACACCAACACTTACGGCCACGGGCACGAGGCAGGCTTCGCTGAGAAGCCTGTCCTCGGCGCTCGTCCGCCGCTTGAGTTCGTGGGGGAGGGGCCCGAGAGCTGGACGATCAAGGCGAAGTTCTACCCGGAGAAGTTCGGCGGGCTTGGCCAGTTACAAACGCTCTATCAGGCCCGTGCGTCCGGGCGCCCCCAGTATCTGATGCGGGGCGACGGCGCCGTGATGGGCTGGGTCGTGATCCTCAGCGTGCAGGAGCGATCGACCTACCTCGACCCGAAAGGCGTCGGAAAGGTCATCGACGTGGACATCACCGTCAAGCGGTGCGGCAGCCCATCTTCGGGCAGCTTCTTCTCGCTGCTGGCGGACATCTTCTTGTGGGTGAACCGATGAGCGCATTGACCGAAACTGTGAGCGTCGAGGGGGACGGCCTGACCGTGCCCCTGATCGTCTGGCGCAGGTTCCACCGGCCGATGCCGGGCCTCGTCGAGGAAATCTACGACATCAACCCCGGGCTGGCCGACCACGGCCAGACCCTTCCGGTTGGCATCACCTTCGAGATGCCGATCCCCATCCCGCGCGAGCAGCAGTTCTTGGACCCGATCCGGCTCTGGTAAGGAGACCGCCCCCATGTCGAAACGCGCGGTGTTCAACGTGACCGTCGCCGGGACCAACATTACCACCGCGCTGACGCCGGTGCTGTTGGGCCTGCGGGTCTCCGACAAGGTGGGCACGCACACCGATAGCGCCGACCTTGAAATCGACGACACCGACGGCCGGATCGTCCTGCCCCGCAAGGGTGCAAAGGTCTCGATCGGCCTCGGCTGGGAAAGCGAGGGGATGCGGGTCGTGTTCCGCGGCACCGTCGACGAGGTGAAGTCCTCCGGCAACCGCGGCTCAGGCCGACGCCTCAAGATCACCGCAAAGGGGATGGACACGACTGGCCCGGTCAAAGAGGGCCAGCAGCGCAACTGGGACGACGCCAGCGTCGAGACGATCATCCGAGACGCTGCTGGCTTTGCCGGGATCACCAGCATCGACATCGACCCTGCATTGCGGTCCCTGACGCGCGCCTACTTCGAGATGCGCGACGAGAGCTTCATTGGCATGGGCGAACGGCTCGCGCGCGAAATCGGTGCCAACTTCCGGATCGTGGGTGACACCGCGATCCTCTCGAAGCGGAACGCAGACTATCAGGCGTCCGTCCGGGCTGTCTGGGGCGACAACCTGCACAGCTGGGACATCACCCCTCAGCTTGGCCGCCCGCAGTTCAGCGAGGTGCGCTCGCGCTGGTATGACGTGGCATCGGCCAGTTGGCAGATGGTCCAGCGTGCGACCGGTCTGGACGTGCGCGCGATCCATGCGTCCCGCCTGTTCCGGGCCGACGCGGCAGAGGCCACGCAGCAGACCGACAGCGACGCGGCCACCGCCGAGCGCGATGCAGGCGAGGGGAGCGTCACGATCGAGGGCAACACCGCCGCTGTCCCGGATGGCCTGTGCATCGTCGCAGGCACCCGAGCGGGTGTCGACGGTGCCTATCGCATCGAGGCCGTCAACCACACCCTTACCCGGGGCGGAGGCTTCGTGACATCTCTCGACCTGAAACAACCACAAAGCGGCGCGGGCTCCGACGCTCGCGAGGCAAGCACGCAGCCGGTGGCACCAAATGCGATCGACCGCACGCCGCCGATAATTGATCCGGATGCAACCGGGCCATTCTAAGACAAAAAGGAAAGCAGTATGGGGCAGGATTGGGTCGCAGATATCCCATCAGTCATTTTCTTCATCATAGGGCTTGGGGGTGTCGCGGGGTCGATCCTCGCGATGATCAAGCTCTGGCAAGCCATCAATCCGAAAAGTGACACCACGGAGCGGGACATAGAGATGATCAAGGACGACCTCCATGAAATCCGAGACCGGGTGTCGTCACTTGAAATCGACGTGGCCAAGATCGACCAACCAGCAATCGTGAAGCGGTTTGACGGCATCGAGGCCAAGATCGACCGCCTTTACACGTTCATGATGGATCGGTTTTCCGAAGGCCCGGCAGACCGCCGCCGCTGATAGGCCGCAGGAGCGGGCCCAGAAACGCCCAGCCCGCGCCTTTGCGCCCAGAACCGCCCCCGCATCGCAAACGCCGCCCTGCGCCCGCTCCTGCGGGCTGCTGCAACCAATGGAGGGACGCATGACCCCCTACGACATCGCAAAGACCTACATCGGGACCGTTGAAGGCCCGGGACCCGCCAATAATCCCGTCGTGATAGAAATGTATGCGACCGTCGGCCACGACTGGGTCGAGCACGATGCTGTGGCTTGGTGTGCCGCCTATGTGGGCCACTGCATCGAGCGCGCTGGCCTGCGATCAACCCGCAAGCTCAACGCCCGGTCCTACCTCGACTGGGGCGTCCCCGTCGACCTGGCCGACGCGCAGGAGGGGGACGTGGTGATCTTCTCCCGGGGTGACCCGAGCGGATGGCAGGGCCACGTCGGCTTCTTCGTCCGCACCGTCGGTGCCTCGATCGAGGTGCTGGGCGGCAATCAGGCCGACGCGGTCAACGTGAAGCGCTACTCGAAGGCCAAGCTCCTCGGCGTGCGCCGGGCTGGCAACGTCGCCCCAGCAGTCACAATGGGCGTCCGGGCCGTGCAAACGCGCCTGCGCGCACTGGGCTACCATGAAGTCGGCAACCCCGACGGCATCATTGGCCCGCGCACCCGGGCCGCGATCCTTGCCTTCCGCGACGACAACAGCCTCCCGTTGGTTCCGATTATCGACGTGGCGCTCACCGAGGCGCTGGCCAATGCCCAGCCCCGGGCCGTTGCGCCGGAGCGCGCAGCCGGGGCTCCGACTGAAAGCCGGATTGTGACCGCTGCCAATGCACAGATCGGGCTCGGGGTCGTGGGGGCGGTCGGCACAGTCGGCTCGCAAATCGCGCCTGCTGTCGCCGAGGCCGAAAACGCCCGGGCATTGGCCGAGCGCGCCTTCGCTATTATTGGCCTCGACGGCTGGCTCACTGCGGCGCTGCCGTGGATCGGCGCTGCCGTGTTCATGGGCGTGATCGTCTATGCCATAAAGGCTCGCAACGCACGGATCGAGGACCACCGCGAAGGCCGGACACCGTGATGTGGCTCCTTGTCGTCGCGAGCTGCATCGCCAGTGATCCCGGCCCAGCTTGCAGCAGCGGCATCAGCCCCGTCAACTACCCGGCCTTCGAGGCCTGCGAGGACGCGGCCGTCCGCTACCACGACCACATGCGGGGCATCGCAGGGGACGCTGGGCTGACCGTCCTGCTGATCGACACGCGCTGCATGCGCATCATCTCGGGGGGGGCGGCATGACTGGCATCATCACCACATTGCTCACCGGCATCGGCCGCCGCGTCGCCCTCTGGGGTGCGCTGGCCGGGGCCTTGGCCATCGCCGTCTGGGTCTTGATCCGCCAAGGCCGACATCAGGCTGAGGCTGATCTGGCAATCCGCCGGGCCGACGCACGGGTGCGGGCCATGCTGACCTCAAAGGAGACCCGCCATGAAGTTCGTAACGCTGACCGCGCTGACCTTGACCGCCTTGCTGACCGCTGGATGCGCGATGGACCTCCGCCACCTTCGAAGTGACTGCGACTGGGCGGAGCCGATCCGCCCGTCGCGCTCGGATAGCCTGACCGACGGCACGCTCGCGCAAATCGTCGCTCACAACGAAATCGGGGAGCGCCTGTGCGGGTGGACGCCATGACGAACGAGGTATTCCAAGGCCCGGCCGTGCTGATCGGCTACGAATATGTGCTTCAGGTTGAAGCTGAAGCGCCGCTATTCCCAGAAGGGGCTGCATTCACCGCGCAGGTGCGCGCCAAGCTCTCCGCCACCGCGCCTATAGCCACTCTCACCAGTGCTGCGGGAGATCTGATCCGCAAAAACGATACGACCCTCGAAATCCGCATCCCGCCCGCCACAACGGCCCAGATGCAAGTCGGATCGGTCCTCGTCGATGTGGTCCGCACCGATATATCCCCACCGAAGCACCTCAGCTTTTTCCTTGAAATCCCGGTCTCGCTGCCGGTGACGCGGGGGCTCTAACCATGCTCGAAAAGGTCGATGTCAGCTCCGCCGTCGGTCCTATTCGCATTCGCGTTTCCTCAAATGAGCCGGTGACTGTTCGGATCGCTGGGGCGCCTATCGGCGTCCGGGTTCTAGGGTCCCCGGGCCCGCAAGGCGAAACAGGGCCAGAAGGCCCGCAAGGCGAGCAGGGCGAACCCGGGATCACGATCCTGCCAACTGACGCACCCATCAACGGAGGCTTCTTCTGATGGCCAATACTATCCAGTTCAAGCGTCGGGTATCCGGCAATGCCGGTGCGCCCGCCGCGCTCAAGTCGGGCGAGGTCGCCCACAACGAGGTCGACAACGTCCTCTACATCGGCAAGGGCGACGACGGCGCGGGCAACGCGACCTCGGTCGTCCCGGTCGCTGGCCGCGGCGCCTTCGTCGATGTCAGCAACGCCCAGACCATCGCAGGCGCCAAGACCTTCTCGACCGTCCCAAAATCCTCGCAGGATGCCGCCGGGAGCACGGACCTCGTGCGCAAGTCGCAGTTCGACACTGGGCTGGCTGGCAAGGCCAACAGCACGCACAGCCACGCGATCTCGGACGTGTCCGGGTTGCAGACGGCGCTGGATGGCAAGGCCGATGACAGCCACACGCACATCGCCTCGGAAATCAGCGACAGCTCGCTGGCGGGCCGCGCCCTGCTGACGGCTGCCGACGCGGCCGCGCAGCGCACGTCGCTTGGGCTTGGGTCGGCTGCTCTGGACGACAGCTCCGCCTTTGCCCCGGCCTCGCACGGCCATGCCATCTCTGACGTGACCGGCCTGCAAACCGCGCTGAACGGCAAGGCGCCTCTCGCGTCGCCCGCGCTAAGCGGGGCGCCAACTGCGCCGACCCCGGCCGAGAACGACAACTCGACCAAGATCGCCACCACCGCCTATGTGCAGACTGAGATCGCCGGGCTCGATACCGGCGATATGCACAAAGCCACCTACGACACCGACAACGACGGCAAGGTCGATGCGGCCGAGGCGGCGGATAGCGTGCCGTGGACGGGGGTGACGGGCAAGCCCTCCACCTTTGCGCCCAGTGCGCACAGCCATGCGATCTCAGAGGTCACGGGCTTGCAAACGGCATTGGATGCGAAAGCACCGCTTGCCTCGCCTGCGCTGACGGGCACGCCCACGGCACCGACCGCCGCATCCAGCACAAACACCACCCAGATCGCCAGCACGGCCTTCGTGCAGGCTGCCATCTCGGCGCTGGTCGATGCCGCTCCCGGCGCACTGGACACGCTCAATGAGCTGGCGGCCGCAATGGGAGATGATCCCAACTTCGCCTCGACTGTCACAAACGGGCTGGCTGAAAAGCTCGTGAAGTCGGCCAACCTCTCCGATCTCACGAACGCCGCGACCGCCCGGACCAATCTCGGGCTGGGATCGATCGCGACCCAAAACGCCAACAACGTGACGATCACAGGCGGCAGCATCGACAACATTCCGCTGGATTGCGGGACCTTCTGATCACCAACCCCGGAGGCCCCTGATCCATGGCAGTCGATCTGAAAATCAAACGCGGGACGCGGGCGCAATTGGAGGCGGCCGCGACGGGCAGCAACCTCAAGGCAGGCGAGCCGTATCTGATCACGGATGAGGCGCGCTTCGCCATCGGGCTTTCGGCCTCGACCTACGAGGAATTCGCGAAGCTCTCCGAGGCGGGCGCCGGGGACACCGATCTCGATTACGGCCTGATCACATCGTCTGCGACGAGCACGGCCGATTACGGGAGCATCGTGTAATGGCGAAACAAATCCAGATGCGGCGCGGGACCACCGCAGAGCACACGACCTTCATCGGCGCGGTTGGCGAGATCACCGTCGACACGATCAAGAAAACCGTCGTGGTCCATGACGGCGCTACGGCTGGCGGCACCCCGCTGGCAAAAGAGGTCCACGGCCACGGCCCAACGGACACAATCGACGGCGGCACCTTTTAAGGACCGCTCCGCCGTCGCCACCTTCCGCTTCATAGCAATCACAGGAGAGGCATATGCCTATTCAACTCAAGCGCAGCGCCGTAGCAGGTAAAATCCCGACGACGGCCCAGATCGCGCTCGGCGAGCTTGCAGTCAACACCCACGATGGCCGGTTATTTCTGAAAAGAGACGACGGAACCGAGGAGATCGTTGAGCTCCTCACGGACATTTCACCCCGTCGGGACCCAGACAACCGCATCATCAACGGCTCGTTTGACTTCTGGCAGCGGGGGACGAGTGGGACGTTAAACGGATACCCTGCTGCGGATCATTTTGGTAATATTGGAATTGGTGGAACGGTCACACAGTCCCGTCAGGCGCACACGCTAGGCGACAAGTTTGGTAGCAACAGCCCTTCGTTTTACCTGCGCCAGTCAGTCAGCGGGCAGAGCGCGGCTGGAGATTTGGGCGTTACTTTTACAAAATGTGAGGGTGTACGGACCTACGCAGGCGAAACGATTACCGTACTTGGCTGGGTGCGGCGCTCTAGCGGAAGCGGAAATATGGCGATTGAAGCCCAACAGGAGTTTGGCACGGGTGGCTCACCTTCAGCAGGGGTGAGTGGCATCAGCCCAACCACGATCACACTGACGACTGATTGGGAGCCGTTTGCTGCTGTCATCAACGTCCCGTCCATCGCAGGTAAAACGATTGGAAGTAACAATAACGATAGCTTTCGGTTAGACTTCTGGACCTCCGCAGGCAGCGACCTCAACGCCCGCACCAACAGCCTTGGCATCCAGACCATCGGCGTTGACCTGTGGGGCATCCACATCAAGCGCGGGACGCACACGGCGTCAGCAACGGACTTCTACCGCGCGCCTGAACTGGGGCCGGAGTTAGCGCGGTGTCAGCGGTATTTTCAGCGAGGGTCCTTGTTTTTGCAGGGTACTCACGATGGCAGCTTGGCGGCTATGGGGACCGCAGGGCCTCTTTCTGTTCACATGCGAGCGAACCCAACGGTGGCGCTTACTCTTACGGCTAATGGCGGGTACTCCTCCGGTCTCACCCCTCAAGGCACCACTTTCCGATCTATCGGCTTCAATGCCGTTTTCGATGCTGGAAACGGCGTGTTCGCGTTCGTGGATTTCACAGCAGATGCGGAGCTTTGATAATGAAAATCGAGAACCCAAAGTTCGCACTTGATCAGATCTCCGGCGAGATTTCGTTCGTGAATGCGGTAATAGATGGGGCGGAAATGTTTGTCCCCATCGACCCGGCAAACCGATACTACGACGCAATCCAGCAGGCTGTTGCTGGTGGAATGGTCATCGAGCAGCCGCAACATAACCAAGCATCGGCGCATGACGTACGAAGCGAGGCCGCTCGCCGCATCGCCGCCTTGGGCGCGGAATACACGTCCGAGGAGCGCGAGACGTGGCACGTGCAGGTTAGTGAGGCGAAAGCGATCATAGTTGACCCAACGGCCCCAGCGCCGCTGCTCTCCGCGATCGCAACGGCCCGTGGCTTACCAATCGAGGTGATGGCGCAGCTTGTGCTTACCAAGGCACAGCAGCTTGCCGCAGCAACGGGCGCTATCCTCGCCGCGCAGGCGGTTCTGTTGGCGCAGGAGCCGATCCCCGATGACTACGCCGACGACAAGCAATGGCCCTCTCTGCCCTGATTGATGTCGTCCTGCTGGGCTTGTGCCCAGCGCGCGACTTGCGCGCCGCCTCCGGCTTGCGCCATACTCGCTCGAGCGTCGGGCGAAACTCCTCCCAGGGCACCACGGCGTCGATCTCGACCAGCGGATCGCGCTTGGCATCTAGGCTCGCATACCGGTTGGAAAGATCGAAGAAACCCATCTGTGCCATCCTCTTACCTCATGCCGTTTTGCCACCCAGATCATACCGCAGCGCCGGGTTCATGGCAATTTTTAGAGGTGCCCTACGGTCTCCGCGCCAGACGCGCCTCACGCCGCAACCACAACATCTGGGGACGCCCCGAACGGCCCACCAATCGTCCACCCATACAAATCGCGAAGGGACCAGATGTTTTCGTTGTCGAATCTCCCCTTCAACTTCTTCGCTGCAGTCGCTGTGTGCCCCGCTAAAGTCGTTCATGCATAGCGACGTTGCTCAGAGACACAAGGCCACATGCGCTTGGGTTTGCGACGTCGATCCTGATTTCTGCGATCCCAGGCATTGA